TCAGTATTACCTAAATATCATTCTGGTTCTGGAATATTTGGCGATGATCATACATGGAATGCTAGATGGCGAGGTACACATACTATTTATGAGAATCAAGTATTTGTACGTGTGCCGAAAGATATATTAAATGTATCAATGAACCCATCTGCTACATATAGACCAACTACTTCAGGTGATGGAAAAGGTTGTAATGAAAATCAAGTAAATTTATTACCTGGCGAAAGAAGAAAGGCAGCATTTGTCTCCGGAACATTAAAACCATATGTTACAACAGTTGGATTATATAATGACCAGTCTCAATTATTAGCAATAGGAAAGTTAGCACAACCAATTCAGAAACGTGATGATATTGATATGAATTTTGTTATTCGTTGGGATTACTAATATTTATATTAAATAGGGAATAAGTTATGGCATGGAGATCAAAATCCAAAGTTCGTAGAAATGCGATAAAACATGGTTATAGAAGTGGCTTTGAACATAAAGTTGCCGATCAATTATCAGAAAATAAAACTAAGTTTGAATATGAAACTACAGTTATAGATTATATCAAACCACAAACAAATCATACATATACAATTGATTTTACATTACCAAATGGTATACTCATCGAAACAAAAGGAAGATGGGTATTAGAAGATCGAAAAAAACATTTATTAATTAAAAAACAACATCCAGAATTAGATATAAGATTTGTATTTCAATCAGCAAAAACAAAAATAAGAAAAGGTTCAAAAACAACATATGCAGATTATTGCGATAAACATGGAATCTTATGGGCAGAAAAAGAAATACCAAAAAGTTGGTTAAATGAGAAAAAAAGCAAGTAAAAAACTTGAGCTTACGAGCTTTTTTCGATATATTACATGTAATATAATCTTTCATGAAAATTTATTTGAAATGAAACATTGTTATTGAAAATAATTACTCTTCTTGAATCCGTTCTTGGAAAAGGTAAAATAAACTCGAATGATAATGTTGCATTTCATTGTCCATTTTGTCATCATAACAAAAAGAAGTTGGAATGTAATATAGTTACACAATATTGGCATTGTTGGGTATGCAATGCTGCAGGAAGAAAATTAGCTGTATTATTTCGTAAATTAAATGTTCAACGAGAAAAAATTGCCAAGTTAATTAACTTGCTAGATGATGTTGAATATAAACCAACAAAGACAACTACAGATACTCCGGTATTACAACTGCCTGAAGGATATAGACCATTATGGATACTTCAAGAAATGAGTCCTGAATATAGAAATGCTATATATTATCTAAAGAAACGAAATATTACTATTCATGATATTTTGAAATATAGAATCGGATATTGTAGAAAAGGTCCATACAAAGGTAAAATTATTATTCCTAGTTATGATGCCAATGGAAGTTTGAATTATTTTGTAGCAAGAGCATATTATGAAGAAGATAAATTTAAACATAAAAATCCTCCAGCTTCAAAAGATATAGTAGGATTCGAACTACACATAAACTGGAATATGCCAATCGTGTTAGTAGAAGGAGCTTTTGATGCAATTGCAATAAAAAGAAATGCAATTCCTTTATTTGGTAAAACAATATCAAATACATTAAAAAAGAGAATTGTAGAAAAAGGTGTAAAAGAAATTTATATTTGTCTAGATAAAGATGCTAGAAAACAAGCATTAGAAGCTGCAGAATATTTTATGGCAAATGGCATAACAGTATATTTTGTAGACTTGACAGAAAAAGATCCTAGTGAATTAGGATTTAAAAAAATAATATCTCAAATTCAATCAACTGAAATTTTGAGTAGTGAAAAACTAATGGAGCAAAAAATATTATGTACAATATAGATATAGGAATAAATTCAATTGACAAGATATATCATATAGCAGATGTTCATGTTAGAAATGTAAAACGTCATAAAGAATATCAGTTAGTATTTAAAAGACTATATTCTTACATAAAGAAAACAAAAACAGATAATTCTGTAATTTATGTTGCCGGTGATATTGTACATGCAAAAACAGATATGTCGCCAGAACTAATAGCGGTAGTATCAGATTTCTTTAAAAAATTAGCAGATTTAGCTCCTACATTAGTTATTACTGGAAATCATGATTGTAATCTAAATAACAGTTATAGACTTGATGCCTTAAGTCCTATCGTTAAAGCCTTGAATCATCAAAGACTACACTATCTTAAAGACAATGGTATATATTGTATTTCCGGAGTACACTTTAATGTAATGTCCGTTTATAATAAACCAACTGAATATATAACTGCTGACCAAATCGATGGAGACTACAAGATTGCTCTACATCATGGTTCGGTTCATAATGCATCTACAGATGCTGGATTTACTTTAAGTAATACCCATGTAACTACAAATATATTTAAAGGTCATGATTTAGTTTTATTGGGAGATATTCATAAACCACAATATTTAAATGAAGACAAAACTATTGCATATGCAGGTTCATTGATTCAGCAGAATCATGGAGAAGCATTGGGTCATGGTATCATGGTATGGGATCTAGCTAGTAAAAGATGTGAATTTGTTGAAATACCAAATGATTATGGATATTATACATTTTATGTTGAAAATGGAAAAATAACTAATCCTAATGATAAAATACCAATTCGACCAAGATTAAGATTTAAAGTTAAAGATACTGATTCAGCAACTCTTAAAAAATTAATTGCAAAAATAAAATCAAAATATCGAGTTCAAGATATTTCAATACAAAAAATAAATGCATTAAATACAACCGATGCTGCTAAAAAAATTAACTTTGGAAATATAAGAGACGTTGAATGGCAAAACAATGTCATTACAGATTATCTAACAGATGAATATGCACTCGATGATGAATTATTAGATACTATAAGACATATTAATAGAACAGTTCATTCTAAATTACCAGCAAATATATCAACAAGAAACGTTACTTGGACACCAAAGCGTTTTGAATTTTCAAACATGTTTAGTTATGGTGGTAACAATGTGATTGATTTTTCGAACATGAATGGATTATATGGATTGTTTGCTCCTAATGCATCTGGTAAATCAACATTGTTAGATGCATTATCATTTTGTTGTTTTGATAAATGTTCTAGAACCAAATATGCAAAACATGTTCTTAATAATAAAAAAGCAACATTTCATTGTAAATTTGAATTTGAATTAGGAAAGTATACTTACTATGTAGAGCGTAATGCTAAAAAACATAACAATGGTCATGTTAAAGTAAATGTAGATTTTTGGAGAATCGATTCATCGGGCAATCACGAAAGTCTAAACGGAGATCAAAGAGATTCGACAAATAAAATCATTCAACAATATTTAGGAACATATGATGATTTTGTTTTAACTGCATTATCATTACAAAATAACAATACAGGCTTTATAGATAAAAGTCAAAGAGAAAGAAAAGAATTATTATCTCAATTTTTAGATATTGATATATTTGAACAACAATATCAAATTGGACATGAAGATAGTAAGGAAACTGCTGCATTGATTCGTGAATATAAAAGAAAAGACTTTTCAACTGATCTAGCAAATGCAAATGACATTATAACTCAATATACTGGGTCTTATGAACAAATGAAGCTTGATAAAGTAGAACACGAAGAAATGAAAACTAATCTTAATGATATTATCTTTACAATGACTAAAGAGTTAAAAAATGTAGATGATACATTGGATAGTCCAGAAGATATTGATAGAGAAATTCAGAGTATAGAAGAAGACCTTGAAGATATTGTCATGTCAAGAGATACTCAAAAAGAAATGATTCGTGAACAGAAAAAACTTATCAAAGAAATAAATCAAAAAATAAATAAAATTGATGAAAAGTCTTTACAAGATGCATTAGTTGAATTAAAAGATTATCAAGACACAGTTATAAAATTAAACAATGATCTTAAATTAAAACAATTGAAAATACAACATGCCCAAAAAATGGTTTCTAAATTAGATAAACATGAATGGGATGAAGATTGTAGTTTTTGTATGGCCAATCCATGGTTACAAGAAACAAAACAAGTTGCAGACCTTTTACCTAAATTGATTGATGAAGAACAGGCTATTGAATTTGATATAAAACATTTTGAAGATGGTATTGCAAAAATAGAACATGAAGATAAACCAAAAGAAAAGTTACAATTATTAGCTCAGTTAAAAGA